GGTACTGGTCTTGCCGCCAATGGCGAGCAGGGAAGAAAGTGGAAGGATCTCATCCGGGTTATGATTGGGATGGAGAAACTATCTTTGATCATGAGGATTTGTTGGCTATTAATCCTAAATTAGCTTTCGCGGAGGAAATTGAAGCTAAACCCACTCCAGAGGACTATATGTTTAATAATCCGGGTGAAGCTACCAAAAAAGCAAAAGAGATGGGACTTGACGGTATTCACTCACACAAGGATGGAGATAAGACTATTTTCATGCCCGGGGCTAGTCATAAAGCTCTTATGGATAAGATAGAGTCTGATGCGAGTATCTGGGAGAATATACGCAAGAAAAGAGAGAGAATAAAAAAAGGTTCTGGAGAGAAGATGAGAAAAAAAGGAGAGAAAGGCGCTCCTACTGAAAAACAAATTAAGAAAGCTCAAAAACCTACAAAAAGCTCTTAGAGTTTTTATTCCGGGACCAACTCATGAAGCGGTTGAGTTTTTTGGACATCTTTTTCAATAAAAGAATTGGATTTAGTAAGATTATCCGTAGCCCAAAGGGGCTGAAGGTTTAAAAGATTAAAACATTCCATCTGAACCTCTAATAGAGTAAAGTCCATATTCTTGATGAAGTAATCTACAGGCTTAATATGGTCTATATGCCATTCTCTCTTTCCGTAATGACCGCCTCCATGATTTTCCCATGTCATTCCGGGAGTAAAAAGAGATTCGAAATGGTCAAACACCTGTCGCCAGCTTTGCGCGCCTAATAAATTAAGAGTCTTGTCTTTCTTTGTGGCATCGACCCCGATCCTCTTACAGGTGCTTATGGCGTTCCACACGCTAGTCCTTAGATTACTAGTTAGTTTAAACAGGGGATCTGTTTTCATTCTGTCCTTGGCATAATGGGGATGCTCCTTACGCCAGACCTTGATTTTGTTTTCTTTCCAGCAGGTTTTGCATTCTCTCCGTGGAGTGGGGTCCGCGGTGCACTTGGCATAAAAATTGTCTAATGTCATTAGTACCTTACAGCTTTTGCATTCCCGTTCTTTTTCTGTACCATTTTCAAAAAGGGAAAGCCCCCATCGGGTATTAATCCATCCGCTCTTTCCCTTGTACTTCACATCAGAACGCCCCGCGCCAGTTTTAATTTTTATTTTTGTATGGGTATGTTTTTCGGCTTTCCTTATGTCCTTATATAATTTTACTAAAGAAGCTTTCATAGGGAATTTTCGGCCTTTAAAGCCGTAAGCATAGGGGCGAGACGGATAATCTAATTCTTCTGTGATTTGCTCGCGAGTCATGGTTTGACCTAATTTTTCAACTTTAGTCAAAAATTCCTCAAAACCCCCATTTAAAAAAATTAAATCGTTACCGCAGGAACAGCATATAGGAAGATGAACAACGTCTCTTCGAGTAGAGTATCTTTTAATATGATAATGTCTAGAGGGATATTCATAAAACACATGATCGTGTCTTTTGCACCTTATTTTTACGGGAGGATGCATCGAATTAAAAGTCTCATTAAATTCCGACATTTTTTTGCCGGACTTCCACCCCGACACCCGCAGGTCGGGGTTGATCACCGTCTCGCTGTAGTCGTATTTGTCTCCATGTACCTTTCTTGACCTTTCAATAAAGGATGTCCGAGAAATTCCGCTCATAAACCAATAATAAACAATCTCTCTCTAGTTTTCAAAAATACTTTTAGAAAAACGAACGATCACTACGTATGATTCAATAAATGAAAACATGCACAAATTGCAGAGGGCAAAAGCCCCTGAAAGACTTTAGAAAACAGAGCAGCACCAAAGATGGATTAAAATATTATTGCAAGGCCTGTGACGATACGACAGCGAAAAAATACTACGAAAAAAACAAAAAGAAGATAATAACGAAAGTTACGGAATGGCAGAAAGACAATCCCAAGAAAGTAAAAGATTACAAGAAATCTTACTATAGTAAAAACAGACCAGACTGATTTTCAAAAAAAAAATGGATTATTTAACTTTATTGTGTAATATTGAATAACATGGGCTTAAATTTAAATTATACGCGGTCAGATGGCCAAACCGCAAACTATTGGAAGATCAGCCGAATGGAAAATTGGTTTGATGGGACTACGGGCCCCCAGTACGGAACAAATGTGAACGTAGAGGGTTTTACTACTTTCGCTTATCGTGAGGCAGGCGCGCCAAGTATAGAGAATAATATGTATACTTGCAATTATGCAAGTGGTACTGATCTATATGAATACCAAGATCTAACCGGAGTGAGTGGGGTTGTGACCGGACAACAACGGTTGGGTCCAGACTTACCAGCAGGCTGGGATTCTGCAGAAAACGGTGTATCTGGTTGGATGCAACGGAGTGATGACGAAAGAAGCGGAGCCTATGACTGGCTAAAAGTTTGCGTTCCTTTCTTTTCTGGAGCGACTTCTCAATTAACACGGGGAGAATAAATTATGGCATTATATAAAGCACTTACAACGGACGCCGGGAGCACCCTTAATTATTGGGACTACGGCAAGATTGAATTTAATACTTCCTCACCCCTACATGCAGATCAAAGCGCTAATGTTAATTTTTGGGGCTATCACGATGTAGATTACTACAATGATAAAAAGCCCGCTATTGACAAATATAAGTCTTACAGCTGTAATTATGTCAGCGGCACCGATCATTATCCTTATGGGAGTTTAACCGGCGTTAGCGGCGTAGTCACTGGAACCCAGAGACTTGGCCCCGCCCTTCCCGCAAACTGGAGCTGGACAGCTAACAGTGTTTCGGGTTGGATGGCCAGTAGTTCTGACATTCGTAATGGCGCAGAGGCATGGGCTTTGGTTTGTGTCCCTGAGTTTTCAGGAGCTACGGTAACAGGTCAAGCTTATCCAGATTGATGCCTACTATGAATCTGGAGAGAGAGATCTTGGAATATAGAACCACTAAGATAAAGATATTTCTTCTTAAGTTGTGGTTTAGGTACTTGGGAGATTATGATCCGCCCAAGATTCTATGGGAAAGCTATTGGCCTAAAGGCTGAAATTTATAAATCATCTTTGTTAATCTTAGGAGAAAAAAATTATGACACAACAAGAACTATATAACGCAAACAAGCATAGCACGAGCAAAAATGACGGAAACGTCGGAGCTGGATCATCTACCCCTCCCCCCGCACCCGCACCTGCTGCGCCTGCCGGAAACGTAGGAGCAGGTTCGTCCGCTCCTCCTCCGGCCCCAAAACCGGCCCCAAAGCCGGCCCCAGAACCGAAACTGAAACCTGACCCTTCGGGCGATGGCACAGCTTAAATAAATATCAATTAGGATCTGATCCTTTTAGTCGCAGTCTCTTAGGGGGCTGCGATTTTTTTTGTTTATTTGATGGAAAAAAGAACTGGTAGGTGTAAAGTAATTAACCACTTATGATTACGTGATTAAGCGGTTACAATTGTTATGAAAAAAATGACTATTATAAAAATACATATACTCTCCGCAGCGAACTTTTTGGGTTTGATGGGGATTGCTACTGGTACTATCAAGGGAGTAGTGCTTCCGGTGTTGGCTTTGGTCGGCTCGGGCGCATTAGGTGACGTTGATGGTGGGATAAGTAAGATTAGTACGGCTGTTTCTTCCGATTTAGGAAGTATCGCGGCTTTTGGAATCGGAGGTTGGGTTGGAGGCGCAGCTTATGCGTGGATAGCCAATTGGGTGCTTCATTTCACTCATGGTATCTCTGTCGAGACCAAATAGTATACTATTAAAAGCTCTTCTGGAGCTTTTAGGAAACCCTTCACCTAACGGTGGGGGGTTTTTTATTCTGGGCCGGGAAAAGGCTCCGTAGTGAATGTTACGGTATTGCTCGTGTTTGTCTGCACCCCTGAATGCTTTAACCACTTGGTGGCGTAGATCCAATTACATCCATAGTAATGAACACCTTTTGTTGGACTACCGTTGTTTTTGATGTTGTCAGCATAAACACGAGCGATGTGGCCATCCCAACCATAAGTCATTTGGAACGTTCCATTTTGGGGGTTTGGGCTTTTAACCTTTTTGGGTGGTACCGGAGTAATCGTAATTACATCTCCCCCAATTTCATTTGACGACAAAGCAACAGTTTTTCCCGCCGCTACTATTCCAGAATCGGGCCCCGTCATAGCCCAAGTTTGTGCCCATTTCATAGGGGAGTCGGTATCGTTGATTACAGTTAACGTAAACTTAGCTGGAGCTACGGATACATCACTAGTCATAACTTTTGTATAGAAGCATCCTGTAAATAAGAACGCTGTTGCCAGTACAGTTAGGGTTTTATTTTTCATTTTTTTATGGGGAATTATATCGTTGAGGTTTTTTCTTTTTCAGCCATTTGATAGATGACACTTCGTAGCCAGCATCTTTAACCATTTTTTTTATTTTAGATGGATGGATTTCTATACCCCAGTAAGCAAGGGAAAGGGTGCCTTTTTTTGTGTCTATTTTTAGGGATTTTACATGAGAGTTTTTGTTAAAAGCGTTTTTAAGACCTACGGCACAACTAGGACAGACGAGACCGTTGATACTTATTTCCACATCTGGAGTTGTTTTTGGAGCCGCGTTTAACGATAGAGCGAAAATAAAAGGTAAAAAATATCTCATTACTAACTTCCCGACTTTCTGGGACTATTTTTAGTTCCCTGAGCGTTATGTCGAGCAATGTCAACTTCTATTAGACGGAGACGAGTTTCTATTTGATCTATGTCTCCCGTATTTCCGGCTATGGCGTTTTGTAGGACTGCCATTTCAGTAATTTTCTTATCCATTTGAATTAGCTTATCGTGAACCTTTTCAAATTCAGCCTTACTTGGAAACAATGTCTGCAGGTAACCCAAAACTAAAAGGGCTATCATGGGGGCTACCTTAAGAAATCCGTCAAGGTCCGAAAAACCTACTTTGTTTTTATCTGGCATTTAATAAAAAGTTACACGAGAATAAAGAGAAGTGTAAAATATATCAATGAATACCTTAATTTTCTACGAGGGAATTGTGGAGCCACCCAGCGAATCACTAGCAATAAGAGGACTTTGTCTTTATCTTAATTTTTTTCAAAAACAGAGAGAGATCTTGCTAGAAACTGAACGTGAGAATACCGACATATATTATAAGTGGGTGAAATATAATGGGTTATGGGACTTCATTGAAGAGATAATTCATCCAGAACACAATGTTTCCGGTTTGAGGGTAGCCACCACCATAGTAAGGTCCCCTTGCATAAAAGTAGACAGAATATCTTGGGATAACATTCACGAGATGCTCCACAGGGTAAAATAAGCCTATTATCTTCTTAAAGGGATAAGTTTTTCAATTGATGAATACCGGGATATTTATTGGAGGATTTTCAAACTCCGGGAGTAGTTTCTTTTTAACGATCTCTTTTCCACAGGCCTTATCTACAACAGACCCCGCCAACCCTATTACAGACACGATTGTCGTCGCGTTTTTTACTGCTGGAGAAGTCAACATAAATTGGTCACCACCGGGGAAAATCAAAATCGTCCCGACTGGAAGCTCGGTGGAAAGTGGGAAAACCGTTAAAGAAGTAGCTCCATGAGAATACCCTTCAGCGAAATTGATAGTAGCAGTAATTTTGCGGGGCTGTAACGCACTTATTAATTTTTCCTTTGTTTTTTCGACAGCTTCTTCCACTACATTCTCCACTAGGGCCTCTACGGCCTTCTCTACGGCCTTTTCTTTAATATCTTCTCCCTTGATAGCCCAAAAAGCAAATGCGGCTATTAGAGCTAAAACTATGACCCCTATAATCAGATTCTTCCTCATATCTTATATTACACGGATTGGGGGTATTAACTCAATCTTTTAGGTTGGAAGGGGACTATCCCCCATATGAAATCTCGAAGAGTCTTCAAAACCTAGAAAATGAGCACTTTATGACTGGCATGATTCTTGCAGTATAATATTCGTTATGTTTATTAAACGTATACTAAAAATCGGGCTGGTTGCTATTGTGGCGTCAGCGTTAACAACTGTTCAAGCTCAGGCTCCAAAACCAGCACCTAAACCAGATAAAGAAAAACCCGAGCGTGGTGGTAAGAAGTGGGACCCCACAAAGGTTAAAGAACGCCTTAAGGCTGCTTTTGATAAGCGCAAGAAACGTCGCGGAGACGCCAAGAAAAAGGGTCATAAGATTCATGACCGCAAGAAGGGCGACAAGAATGGCGGGAGCTTTGGAAAACTTATAAGAGATGACGCCAAGATCAAGGAGCTGAAGAAAACGTTTGCTACTGCTGCTAAGAAACATAAGGGAGCTTTTGATAGAGCCGCATGGAAAGATGCCACGGACGAGGACAAAAAGGCCCTAAGGGAGAAGCTAGCAGCTTCTAGAAAAGGGTGGACGGAGCAAATGAGAGCTCACCAAAAAGAAGTGCATGCCCGCATCAAGGAAATTCGCGAAGAGTTTAAAAATAACCGGGATAAAGTTATTGATGGTAACAAACCCGGAGAATAGGCTATCTATAATAGATACATAAAAACTAAAAGCCCCGCAAAAGCGGGGCTTTTTTGTTAACAAGAACAATTGATCAGTATTAATATAAGTCCGAATAATCTATGGCGTTAGTGTTAGCACTAACTTTGATGCCAAATTTTTTAGCTGCTGTCTTAATCTTACGGAGAGCAGCTTTTTTAGCTTCGGGAGTAATGTCTGTTTGATCCAGTCTTGCTAAAGCGTTTCGGACATGAGCGGCGTCCGGTATTGGAAGGTGGCGAAGGGAACGAGGAACCGTTTTCCCTGAGTCATCTTTTTTTCCACCGGGTTGGATATAGGCGAAGTCAGAGTCGGGCAAGTCATTTTTTTGCTTACTACTCATTTTGGCTGCTTCTGTTTTCTTTTTCCAGTAAGCTTTTCTTTCCTTATCGTATTTTTCGTCCTTCTTTAAATCATGAATTTCAACACTCTTTTTTTCTGAAGGCATACCCTTCTTAAGTTTATTGATTTTACCCTTGTCATCCTTGACTGCGTCTTTTTCGTGTTTCCCCTTTTCTTTTTTGGTGTCACGTTTAAGTTCCTTTTTATCGAGTTTGTCCCACTGTTTCTTTGTTTTAGCGGCTTCTGTGGTTTTCTTGACGGGAACACATTTTTTCTTATCTTCACTTACTTCGTATCCCGGCTTGCACTTCGGCGGGTAACCAGCTTTTTCTTCCGCAAGAAGACCGTCTTCCCTATACTTTAAAATTTGATCTGTAAAATCAATATCTTTCATTTGGTCTTTTTACACTTATTTTTTACGAAGCGGCATTAGTTTTGGATTATTTTTTTGAAGATTTTTTTTCTGCCGGTATATTTTATCGATCTCGGGTTTATGATCAAATATAGTAATGTCATTCTGTGAGGGGGAACTGGGGTAAAATTCCATCTCAAGTCCGGTGATGCCAAAGTCGACTTCTTTGAGGTTAGAGATACTGGTGCATCCAGTTGCTAATATTAAAGTTATTAATGTTATTCTTTTCATCTAGGTCTTTTAGGGGTTTTTTTGGGAAGGGGGTCGTTTCCCTCCTCTAGTTTGACTTTCATTGGAGAAGGAGGAATGGGAACTTCTTCTATTCCTACGTAACCGGGGTCTCCTCCTGTAGGCAGGTAAGGGACTTTACCGTTTTGCATTAGTTTTTTTTCAATTGTTAATTGTTTAAGTTGCTCATTTGGGACGACCATTTTTGAGGCCCGATCTGTCATGTAAAAGCAGGTAGTTCTTATGCCCACTCTTACTATTCTCGCTTGACGCCCCGATATGTAGATTATATCATCATTATTGAAGTCACTTCCCATAAAAACCATTATGGCTTGGGCAAAATTCATTATCATGTCTTTAGCCAAAATAGCACTTAAAGCCGCCAGCACAAACCATCCGTATTCCCCTACTAAATCCTGAGCTACTTTCTCAGCTTGTTCTGGGCTTATTGCTACTTTTCCCATTAAACCCATAGTTTGGGGGGCAGCATTTGTAATCTCATTCATAACTTTACTTCTGTAAATACACTAATTTGGTGTAAATTACATTGATGCCGAAAGTAAAAAGCACAAGGGACCTTGAGTCTCTTGAGATTTTGGACGGGAAGGTGAAAGTTCACCAAAGAGAAACACTTAGACAAAAAGACACCTTCTACATAGATGAACTTAACTGGACAGAAAAACAGAAAAAATTCATAGAATTATCCCTTAGAAAAGAGACTAGGGTCATTTTGTGCAAAGGTCCGGCGGGGAGCTCTAAGACTCTCATTTCTGTTTATGCGGCTTTAAATCTCTTAAACCTAAGCAGAGTATCTGATATTATTTATATGAGGTCAGCAGTTGAAAGCTCCGACTCAAGACTAGGTTTTCTTCCGGGAGACGCTGACGAAAAACTCCACTACTACAATCTTCCTTTTATGGATAAATTAGATGAGTTGTTAAGTGACGTCACGGTTAAGAAGCTACAAAAAGAGAACCGAGTTTCTATACATCCCGTAAATTTTGCACGGGGAATGAGCTGGAATTCAAAAGCTGTAGTAATGGACGAATCTCAAAACAGTTCTATTAGAGAGATTGTTACTGTCCTCACCAGAATGGGAAAATATTCCAGAGCTTTTATATTAGCCGATCCTATGCAGACCGACCTGAAAAATGGAAACAGAGGCGGATTCAATAAAATCTTCGATATTTTCGACAACCAAGAAAGCCGAGAAATGGGAATAGAGACATTTGAGTTTAGTAATGAGGATATAGTGCGTTCAGAACTAACTAAATTTATTGTCACCAAAATCGCAGAACAAGAAACTATTTAATTTGTTTATTTATTAATCCGGCCAGAACGGAAGAGAATTTTCTTACTTCTCGTTCGCTTTTGTCCCAAAAGAAGGCATGTGTCACTTCCTCTATTAAGGTGCTAAGTTTTCTGCGTTTTTTTAGATCTGGGTCTACTAGGATTTTAGGGTTATCTAGTTCTGGGGAATAGCATAATCCATCCGCATTATAACTGTAATGGGGCTTTTTCCATAGCAGCTCGTATTCTATACCGTCAGAATTTTTGAATTTTACATTTTCCATATCTTACGGATATTACACTTTTTTTGAAAAATCATGGATTTTCAGTAAAATAGTGTAATAAAAGAAAATGAAAATGTATTGTTCAACTTGTGGGTGTGGCACCAGTTACAGCATGGTGAAGCCTAAATTTTGTAGTTCGTGTGGGGGAACTTTTTCGGCATTAGAAAAAACTCCGGCTAAGAGAGCATTTAAAGCTAGCCCCCAGAATCCTATTGCGACAGTTCAGCAAGAGGTAGAAGAAGAATTTGAAATGCCGGACATGAATAAACTTGATGTGGATATTAATGTCTCCAGAGCATTTAATGTTATGTCATTTAAAGAAATAGCTGGAACCATTCCGAACCACCATGATGATGGTTTCATAAGGGAAGCAGATTCTTCTTATTCAGCAGAGTCCGTTGTTGAAGATTTTATGAGGGACGCGGGATCATCATCCAGAACTAATGAGCAAACGCGAAAAACCTAAATTCGAAGATTTTATTGGACAAATAGATCTAGAAATTAAAAAAAGAAAATCTAAATGGAATTTAACTGCGTTATCGTGGATGGATTTCGATGACGTTTCTCAAATTCTAAGAATTCATATATTCAAAAAATGGCATCTATACGACACCAAAAAGCCCCTTAATCCATGGATAAATCGTATCATTTCTAATCAGATTAAAAATCTAATTAGAAACAATTACGGCAATTACTGTAGGCCTTGTCTTAAATGCGCAGCTGCGGAAGCTGGAGATTTATGTTATATTTATGGAAAACAATCTGCAGCGTGCCCACTTTATGCGAACTGGGAGAAGACAAAAAAACAAGCCTACAATGCTAAACTTCCAGTTTCTATTAATGATCATGCTCACGAATTAAATGCGGCGGTCTATATGGATTTGGACATTATGGGGATGATGACGAAATTAAATAAAAAAATGGAAACCACTTTAAAGCCTGCCGAGTGGAAAATATACAAGGCTCTTTATATTGATGACATGTCTGAAGAAGACGCCGCTTCTCTCATGGGATACAAAACCAATGAGAAGAACAGGGTTCCCGGTTACAAGCAGATTAAAAACGTAAAAAAGTCCATTATTAAAAAGGCCAAGAAGATGTTGGAAGACGGAGAAATAGAAATTATATGAGCTCAAATAATATAGAACTCACTAAAGAACAGCAGTTGACTCTACTTAACGAATGGAACAATAGGCCTGATGATCCCCCTTATATTAAAGAATTAATTGAATTAGCTTTTCCTGACATCCCCGAGGACATGAAAGATGGTCGCTCAAAATATGGAAGAGTGGTAAAAAAGTTCCTTTCAGAAAAGAGCCTCGAAGCAAAAGTCTCGCACAAATATTATCCTAAAGAAAAGATAGAACTAACGGATAACCAAAAAGAATTCATAGAAAATAATTGTGGAGCCATGAAACCTATGGATATGGTTAAATTGGTTTTCGAGGATCCGCGAATTTCTCCTTTAGATTTGAGATATAAGATTATGTTGGAATTTTTGGGGACACTCAACAATAAGGTCAAATACTCCGACGTAAATAGCGAAGAGGCCGTGGAGGGAGGTTATGCTCCTCCTAAGTCAGAAGCTCGAGCGATGGTGCGCGTAAACAAATACGTATATCACGGTATTGATAAAAACAAAGTCACCCCTAAAATAAAAAGGAATCTAGCTACCCTAATCGGGTACATGCATACGTTCCGTTTTCTTCATCAGATAAGTACTTATAATATTGAGACAGATAGAGAATTGTTCGAGAGTAGTTTTGTCAGATATACGTGGGACAAACCTGACCTTACTCAAGAGGAGGTCGATCAGTATATTGTACTCTCTGCGGAAGTTGTTATTGCCTCCAACATTCAACGACGCGTCGAAAGACTTCAACAACTGTTAGATCAAAACGCAGAAGATACGGAAGGCCGACGAATGGCAATGAGCTTGGTGGAAGCTATCAACACAGCTCAAACAGAATACAACCAGTGCGTAAACCGACAGACGAAACTGCTCAACGAGCTGAAGGAGAAACGAAGCCATCGGATGAGCAAGATAATGCAGGAATCCGCTTCTATATTGAACCTCGTGGAACTTTGGAAAGATGAAGAGTCCAGACATAAAATGATTAAGATAGCTGAGCTTCGGAAGAAAAACGTTTCCAAAGAGATAGAAAGGCTGAGCTCAATGGAAGAAATCAAATCTCGCATTATGGGGATTAGTGAAGAGGAGATTCTAAATGGTTAGATGTAATGTTTGTAAAAAAGAATTTGAAGAGGAAAGGAATCTTCATTTTCATATCAAGGCTCACAAGCTTTCTATAGGGGATTACTATCAAACTCAATTTCCTCGACACGATCTCCATACAAAAGAGATAATAAAATTTAAAAATAAAGAGCAGTATTTTTCTACCGACTTCAACAATAAGAGAAATCTGAAAAGTTGGCTTAAGAAGGCCTCTTTGGAAAAAGCTAGAGAATATTGCAAAGGACTCTTAATAAAAAGGAAGAGAGACAAAGGTTTAGAGTATACCCCAACCGAAGTAGAACTTCGAACACTTCTAGCTCCTCCTATATCTTATTATCAGATAATTTTTGAAGACTACTACAAGTTATGCGAAGACATAGGCTTGAAGAATAAGCTCTCCCCTTTTCCTCCTAAAGATTCAGACGGGAAAATAAAATTCAAGGAGGAATTTAATAAAAAACATCTTATCTACATTGACTCGCGAGAACAAAACCCCCTTAAAATAAAGGACTTTCCCACAGAAGTTAAAGGGTTGAAGTTCGGAGACTATTGCCTTAATGACAAGGAGAAAACCGGAAACTGTTATATTGAGAGAAAGTCTGTTCCTGATCTTATTGGGACTTTGAGTGCCGGTTTGGAAAGATTTGAAAACGAAATAAAACGAGCCGAGGAGCAAGACGCGTATATGGTTATTCTGGTGGAAAGAAAGCTGGCGGAGTGTTTGGCGTTCAACAGGCTTCCGTATGTATACCAAAAAAATACTCGAGTAACTCCTGATTTTATTTTTCATAACGTCAGAGAGTTAATTCAAAAATTTTCACATATTCAATTCCTATTTGTTGATGGAAGAGTAGAGTGCGTAAGGATAGTTAAGAAGCTCTTACTTACCCAAATATTAAAAACCAAATTCGATCTGCAGTTAGCGTACGATTTAAAATTATTGTAACATGTGGTATTGTCCAGAGAAATATAATAAACCTATCGTAAACGTAAACAAGGAGTCCCTTGATCTACAGGGGGCGCTTGGGGATAGACAGGCGAAGATTTCATTAGCTAAGTTTATGCGGTCTAATCTCGGGTTTACGACAGAGCTTTTGTCAGGGATTAAATTAGCCCTTTATCAAGAGATAACCCTCAAGGCGTTCTTCAACAGGAATTTCAATATGTGCGTTTGGGGTCGTGGTTGTGGTAAGAGCTTCATAGCGGCGGTTTATTGTTTTCTTCAATGCATTTTCGAGCCCCGCACTAAAATTCTGATAGCTGGACCCACCTTCCGTACGGCTAGATTTATTTTTAATAATATAGAAAAAATAGTCGAATCGAAGGAAGCGCAAATGTTAGCTCACGCTTTCGGCGCCAAATCCAAACGTAACGATCAGTTCGAGTGGAAAATCAATGAGGGGACAATAACAGCTATTCCGTTAAGCGGAGAAAAGATTCGCGGATTTCGCGCTAACGTGTTGGTTCTTGATGAGTTCATGTTGCTTCCAGAAGAGACTATTAGAACAGTATTGATGCCTTTTTTGGTGGCTCCTCAAGACATGGCAGAAAGAATAAAGATAAGGGAGATGGAAGACGACCTTATCGAAAAAGGACAAATGAAGGAGAAAGATAGGATTGTATTTACAAATAACTCTAAGATGATAGCGTTATCTTCGGCAAGCTATAGCTTCGAAAATCTTTATCGAACATATAAGGATTGGATGAATAATATTTATTCGGAAGACATTATGCAATCTAATTATTTTATTTCACAAATGGGTTTCGAATCTATTCCCGAAGATATGATTGATCGTACTGTTATCGACGACGCGAGAACGGGAGGATCGTCCAGCTCATCGTTTTTGCGGGAATATGCAGCCCAGTTTACTGATGGAAGCGATAGTTATTTCAGTGCTAAAAAAATGCATCAATGCACTATCCCTGACGGGGAGAAACAACACACTTTAGTAAAAGGAGAGAGAGACAAAGAATATATTTTGGCTATTGACCCAAGTTTCAGCAACAGCCCATCTTCTGACTTCTTTGCCATGTCTGTGCTGGAGCTAGACGAAGAAAAACCCACTTCTTCCACATTGGTTCATGGTTATGCTGTCGCGGGAGGAAACTTAAAGGATCATATCAAATACCTACATTATTTAGTAAATCATTTCAATTTCTCAATGATAATTATAGATAACGCGGGATATCAATTTATAGATAGTGCTAACGAATCCGAGCTGTTCCAAAGTTCACGTACCGAAATTAAATTTTTTGATTTTAATAGCGATAAGGAAGGAGTAGAGTACCAAAAGGTACTTATAGCCGCCAAACGGCAATACAACAAAAAAGAAAACGTAATTTGCTTCAAACAGCTCTTTTCTTCTACTTTCCTTCGGGAAGCCAACGAATATCTTCAGGCATCTATTGACCACAAGAGAATCTGGTTCGCCTCTCGTACAGCGGCCTGCGGAAGCTTTTTCGATAAAGTCTCCGCTCAGGCAGTTCCTATAAAACTGATGCCATATGAAAACAAAGGGGATTTAATAGAGTTTCAAGACAACATAATATACCAATCTAAAAAACAATGTGCTCTCGTAGAAGTTAAAACAACGGCAAAAGGCACTCAAACCTTCGATCTTCCCCAGCATCTTAAAAGAAGCACCTCGGCGAATAGGGCAAGAAAGGATAACTATACCACTTTAATGTTGGGGGACTGGGCCGTTAAATGCTATAATGATATTAAAAATACCAAAGTTGATCAAGTTAGTCACACGTTTACTCCCAGAATGATCGCTTAGGTGTAAAATTAAAGTAAAACATGGCAGTAAGGAAGAAAACAGAACAAGGTGCGGAACCTTTGATGGCTAAGCATGAAACCGTAGCTAGCGCTACGAGAACACGGCGAAACAAGGCTGCTGACATTATTAGGACCGACCGCTTTAGGAATATCGAAAACGGTATGATACCGTTTAAGTATTCTCGAGGAGTAACAAATAATTCAAATATTGATGTTAGGGACACTATAATTCTCTGTCAAAAAGCTTATTATAATTTTTCAGTTTTTCGAAACACTATAGATTTAATGACCGAGTTTTCCATTAGTAATTTGTACTATACCGGGGGAAGTCGTAAGTCTAGAGAGTTTTTTGAAACCCTGTTCGGGAGAATAAATATTGATGATCTTCAAAGTAGATTTTTCCGTGAATACTATAGGTCTGGCAATGTTTTCGTCTATAGATTTAATGCTAAAATGGACAAGTCTGACGCTTTTAAAATCAATCAAACGTTTGGGTTGAGTGAGGCTAATGAAAATATTGAAATTCCATCTAAATATATAATTCTTAATCCTTCTGATATTCAGCTCCAAGGAAGCATTGCGTTTAGTTCGGGGGTCTATTATAAAGTAGTCACCGATTATGAACTGCAAATTTTGCGGAATCCTCAAACGCAAGAACAAAAGGAAGTTTTTGAAAGCCTCCCGGAAGAAACAAAAAAACTAATAAAGGAGACTAACCGCACGGGAATGGCTGCTGTTACCATTCCCCTTAACACGGATAGGCTCGTGGCTGTTTTCTATAAGAAGCAAGATTATGAACCATTTGCCGTACCTATGGGGTATCCCGTATTGGAAGACATCAACTGGAAACAGGAGATGAAACAAATGGACATGGCAGTGGCAAGAACCACTAACCAAGCCATTCTTCTTATAACCATGGGTACCAAGCCAGAAGAGGGAGGAATAAACCAAAAGAATCTAATGGCGATGCAGAAGCTCTTTGAAAACGAGTCTGTGGGTCGCGTATTAATCTCTGACTATACTACCGACGCCAAATTTGTTATTCCCGACATTGGCAGTATTTTAGATCCCAAAAAATATGATGTAGTCAATCAGGACATTCAAATGGGGTTGAATAACATTCTGTTGAGTGACGAGAAATTTGCCAATACGAGCATCAAGGTTCAGGTTTTTATGGAAAGACTTAAGCAGGGACGGAGAGTCTTCTTGGAGAACTTTTTGATGCCGGAAATTCGGAGGGTCTCGAAGGAAATGGGATTCAAGAATTATCCTGACGCTCATTTTGAAGAGGTCGACCTAAGAGACACGTCTGTCTATTCTAGAATATATAGTCGACTCATTGAACTTGGCGTTCTCACCCCTGAAGAGGGAATGCAGGCTATCGAGTCAGGACGTTTTCCTACCCCAGAAGAGTCTATTGAATCGCAAAAAAGGTTCCAAGAGTTGAAGAGCGAAGGGTTATATGAACCCTTGATAGGTGGCTCAAAGATGGCACAAATGACGGGTCGTCCACCGGGGACGAAAACGCCTAAGCAGGAAGACAAGAAAACTCCGGTAGGAACCAAAGCTACGCTTAATTTTAGTCTGGCTAAAATACAGGAGCACTTAACCCTTTCTGACAAATTAAATTTAGAAGTGGAGGCGTCTTTAAGGCGTATTCATAAGAGAAAGAGACTCAGCAAGCAGCAAAAAGAAGTAGCGAGAGAAATAACTAATATAGTTATCACTAATGAGGACCCGCCGAATTGGCTAGCTAAAGCTGGACGATATGCCGCTGAACCAACAGACAGAAACCATGAAAGGGTTAAGCACGTACAGGATGTCGCTTACGAACATCAGGTAGACGATTTCTTAGCGGGCATATTGTACGCAAGTATTTATGAAGGGAAAAAGTAATGGCGAGGGAAAATGTAATTTACAATTGTCAGGCTTTGTACGTCGGGCCTGCGCCGGAAACCGAATATAATTTTTTAAATTACGGAGGAGGAGTCCCAACTAATGATCACACCGACCTTCACACAAAGATAAACCGTCTACATAGTGTCGATAGAATCCAATCTATCAGTTATGAAATCAGTATTCCTCATACTGATATCAACCAACTGAACAAAAGGGGGATTGTTGATCGACCCATTATAAATTCCCCAACGGTCAATTTGAATTTCGACTATTTATTGTGTGGAACAAAAAACGAAGCACGTTTGGGTCTAAACGTAAATTACCCGTTGTTTAATTTTCCTTTCGATGGGGCTCCTTATTATAGTAACAATTCTTCGGTCTCCTTATTGAGCGGTTTCTTTGAACCTAATAAAAACGCTAAAACAAGAAGATGGTGGCAGGATTTTCCCGAGAATTCATATCGGGACTGCAAGAATATTTATGTAGCGGTAAACCCGGAGGGAAACGATATTGATCAAAGTTATTATAAAGAAGACTTCACTCAGGCAGACCTTTACCAAGGAATAGATGATAACGCTCCTAACTATCATGTTATATCTTTTGGGAATTGTTATTTGAATTCCTACTCTACGCGGGGAGCAGTGGGCACGGTTCCGGGTGCCTCGGTTTCTTATACGGCTTATAATGTTAATTTTGATTCCAGCGGTAGCGGCTTTTTAGATTCAAACATAGAAACTAAGAGCGGAACCATTAGTCCTTCTAAAGACGTGGTAATTCCTAGAGTCTTGGCGGAAGAAGGTTATGCGGCTTTGTCTCCGGGCGATATAACTATTAGTACGGATTCTTTTTCGGGGTTGGGCGTCGATTTTGATAAGTTGTATATTCAAAGTTACAATATTGACATTAGCCTAAATAAAGAGCCTTTGAATAATTTAGGTTATAAGTTCCCCGTGGACAATAGGCCTAATTCTCCAGTTTTTGCGAGTTTAAGCCTGAATGGAATAGTAGAGTCAGGCAACGCTGGATCCCTTATTGATTTGATTAGTATCAATAGCGGGTATGATTTTACAATAAAAGTCGATCCTAAAGGGTGCACCGGAAGCACGGCGGCTCCAATAAATGCTGGAGCCATTCCGATTAAGAGGAAGGACGAAGCACTCCGGTATTCTTTCGTGGGGGCAAAGCTAAATAATTTTAGTTACAATACAGCAATTGGAGACAATAAAGTTTTTGATGCTTCTTTTAATGTCGAGATAGACCCAGACGATCAAACAAACGGGTTCTTCATGAGTGGAGTTTTGGGCGCTGAAAAGGTGGAGGATTTTATTCTTTTAGAAGAGCCGCAGCCTGCTGTCTTTATCAATAACCCTGCGGGGTATTCTTTTGGAGCAACTTCGATGACGGTTCTCCCTCTCGCCTCAGATATTCCAATAGGTACGATTTTGTATTTTCCCGGTAGTGACGAATTTTTGTTGACTTCTGCAGCGGTAAAAAACGCGACGACAATCGTGTCTTCACTCGGATTGAGTAGTTCTAGTGGTCTTGTCGATGGAGAAGGTGGTTATAGGGACAAAGGCATTTGGAGCAACCCCGAAATGGGGGCTGATGATAAATTTTATTTGCAGGCGGAAACGAAAGAGTTATTAGTAACAAATCTAATCCCCCTGTATTAAATAGTGTATATTATAGTAAGGCATAAGGAAAAATGGCAAATAAGAAAATATCTCAATTAAACGCAGTAGACCCTTCTGTTGGTATCGGAACTGAGTCGGTGTTCCCTATGGTCTCAGGCACCAGTTCTTCCAATTATCAAACTTCGAAAGTTACTGCTGTTGATATAGCTAAATTCGTTCTTAATCCTATTCCCGTGGGTCAACCCGGGATGGAATCTATTGGTTTCACTGGTAATAGCAACATATACTTTAAAAAAACTAACTGGGATAATGCGAGTACAAATGTAGCAGTTAACCCTTATCTGCAAGTAAATTTATCTGATGGACGGTTGATAACGGGCAGTGGAGTGGCAGTTCCTGCGGCTCTTGGGGATCAAATGGGCAACTGTACAGCTACAGAGGATCTTAAGATGCAGGGGTTTAACATTATCAGAGCTAATGAGATTTATTTTGGTGGAACGGAGGCTCAAGATTATGCTGTTATTGATTCCTCATATTACGCTGGAACCCCTCAAATAAACGTACTAAAAATTAGATCTGATGATCTTACCTTATCGGGAACAAGACACGTAAGCATAAGCGGTCAAGCTTTGGATTTGGCAAGTACTCCAATTTCAGGAGACGTTACGTTTACAGGAGGAAACGTTACAGTAGATCCGAGCAAAGTTTTATTTGTAAATGAGATAAACAGTTATATAGGGGCAAGCGCGGATGACAAAGCTGTTCTTAGTATTTCTGGTGCGGCTCGATTTTTTACCAATGAAGCGGATGTTGCCAGCCTTGGAGAAATTGATATAGATTGGAAAGATTCAAACATACAGTACGACACGGTAGACTCAAGTAATTTAAATTACATTTTTTCAAATGTTAGGGACGGCCAAACAGTAACCATGTATATTGAAAACACTAGCGCTACGGCAACTTATATCCCCGCTTTTGCTTCTGGTTCTCCGAATAGTGTTTTGTGGGGAGGAACTGGTGGTCCCCCTCATGTGGGCCCCAACAGGACTAATGTGTATACTTTTGCCGCTATACACACGGGCATTTTCGCTTCAGCTATAACCGGATATGAATACTAATGTCATTAAATTTTCCCACAGCCTTTTGGAAAACTGATGCAGTCCCTGCGGCGGAAGATTTTGATATAACATGGACAACTAGCTTGGCTCAGAGCTATGGAGATAATGAGACCACTCCCCCTTCCGAGTTCTCTTTCCCCGTGGGTAATTCATATGATTTAACAAATCATAATTTTCCTTTTGCTGTAATGGAAGGCGATGGACTCAGTGATTTTTATTTTTATTACGCTGAGACCACATGGCAAGGAGATCTTAGTGATGCTTCTTCTACTCCTTATTTCGGGTGGTACCGTAACGGGGGTACTGATACCGAGGGTAATGCTTACGATCTTTCTCCCGGCTATCATAAATCAAATCCTTGGATAATTGATGGATTCGGAAGACAGAACGAAATTCATATTTTCTTTGAATCTGATGTAATGACCTCTTTATGGAATGGGTGGGGAGAGTATGGGGAACCGGTTCCCTATGGTTCCTTCAATAGTTTTATTCAAAGCGGAGAGGCGATAGGAACTTTTGATATCAGTAGCGCTCAGGTAGGTAAAAATTTAGTAATAAAAGTTTCAGGGTTAGGGGAAGATGAGGTGTATTTGGTCGGAGCTCAGAATTATGATGTTATGAGCCTTTATCTGGATCGTCCCAGCGTAGAGTCTGACGATTTTATTTGCTCTGGGGCTGCGCCAATGGATGGGCGTAATACGATGGGAATTCCCTCTTCGAATGCAAATTATGATATGCAGCAGGTAAAGCTGTATACAGGTAGCAATATATTCTCTCCGGCAAACGCAGACCCCGCAAATGAAACAGCGCAAGATACTTCTCCGTCAATGTCTCCCGTAGGATGGAGCCAAACTGGACTTGGAGGAACTCAGGAGGAACATGGAGTTGGAAGCGAAAGGGAAGATGGAGAGGCCCGTTCATGGGGAAGATATTTGGTTAGTGGAGCAATACGAGCAAATTCCACACAAAGCCTTAATCAAGAGACGAGAACCACCTATACTACATCGGCCGGAGTAGGGACTTTCACAGCCTCTGATTTACAATTAGGCACTCACGAAATTAAAATAAGCGCTTCTACGGTAGATGGAACTTGGAGTAGTGGGGCTTTTTATGGTTTTTATTTTACTTTAGTCGATTAAAGAGTTATGGCGATTACAAGATATGCAGGCGATAGATTCACAGTCGCTCCAACGGACACTAAACCGACAGGGGTTATGCCGGGAGCTTTTCTCATCGATTCGGGGAACCAAACATCGTTTGTCAAGACTGGTTATACCATAGATCCATGGGTTCAAATTGCTGGAGGAGGAGGAGGGGGAGGAACTCCGGCTAATCCTACTAATTCTGTCCAGTTTAATAACGGGGGCTCTTTCGGCGGGGATGCCGACTTAACTTTCACCGATGGTAACCGACTGAATGTCAATAAGTTAGGTATCTCGGGAAATATATACGACTCCAACAATTGGATTGGAGAAGGGGGAATGATTCTCGCCAATGAAGGAACAACCGGCGTTAATTGGAAAAATATTGAATCAGTTCTCTCCGGAGTAGGAGGTTCCGGCGTTGCAAACTATGTAGCTCGTTGGTCTGATGAAGATACTTTAACTTCTGGGGTTATACAAGATAACGGAACATCTGTAGGTATTAGGCAAGCTCCCGACGCTAGCAATACTCTTTCCATAAAGAGCGTAGCAAACAATGAAAATGTTCTTCAGGTAGCTGCTGATGACGGCGACGGATTATTTAATATTAGGCAATCGGCGAATGATTGTTTAATACGCGGTTACAAGGATGGGAATGTTCAAAATATTCAGATTCATTCAGATGGCGTTTCTTATTTGAGAGGGGGCAATGTCGGCATCGGGACTAATGCACCAGTAGCGCAGTTAAATTTATTTAAAACTGGGGCTGATAATGACATTTCTTCGTCTCTGTATTTTCAGAGAACTGCGGGCCATTATGGTTGCGCTATATTACAAGTGGGCAACGGTAGTGCGGGTACTGAAAAGCTAATGTTCACTGCGGGTCATAATAGCAATCCTGTGCATATAAATAGTGCCAAAATGACCATCCAGCAAGACGGCAAAGTCGGCTTCGGGACAACTAGTCCCGCTGCTGATGTTCATTTCTATCAAGGGCCAGACAATCGGGTGATGATTGAATCCAATGGCCCGACATTAGTTTTCAAGGAAATAAATTCAACAAACCAAAACTGGGCATTCTACCTCAACGCAGGGGCTTTAAATATACGGACGCTGGCTGATAATTTTGGCAGCACTGTAGACAGGATGACTTTCTTGCAAGACGGCAATGTCGGCATCGGATATAATTCTCCAACTGCTCCAGTTCATGTATCCAGACACACTCAAACAGCAGGCACTCAAGTCGATATATTAAATCTTTATACAAATGCTTTAAATGATCTTGATGGAGAGGCTTGGATAAATATAGGCAGTTCTTCTGCTACCAACCTTCCCGGTCGCCCCTATGTGAGAATCGGTGCAAACAGAAGAGATTCTTCTTCGCCGCAAATGGCGGCAATGACTTTTTGGACAAGGGAAAATGCTGTTGACGAAATCACCGAACGTATGCGGATTGATCCTGCCGGTAATGTTGGAATAGGAGACAATCTCATAGCCCCCGAACACCGTCTTCACGTTTCTGGCGATGCAATTATTAGCGGTGTTCTTTATGACTCAACCAATTCAAGCGGAGCTGCGGGTCATGTCTTCACGAGTGAAGTAGGCGGTCCGCAATGGAAGATGATTGAGGATGTCCTTTCTGGTGTGGGGGGTAACGGTACTGCGGAATATATTCCGAGGTGGGTTGACTCAGACACAATTGGTGATTCGGTCATAGCTCAAAGCGGGAGCGCTATCGGTATCGGAACCGCTGCGCCAGAAAAAGATTTAACTATAGAATCTGCTACCTCACCCGCTCTTGGGCTTTACTCCACTTATGCAGATACCAATGCTCGCA